TAGCATAGGAGGTCGACCATGTCGACGACTTCAGGATGGGGGCGATTCACCTGGGGACAGGCGTATTGGAACGCAGATACAACATTAAAAACAGGTTGGGGTGCACAAGCTTGGAACGATGGTGAGTGGGGCGAACTTAAAGATCAAACAATATCTCCAACTGGTTTATCAATCACATCTTCTATTGGATCTGTAGATGTTCCTGATGTTGTTCTTTCATTAACAGGTCAAGAAATTACATCCTCTCAAGGAGAAGCTTTTGTTCCTGTTGTGATAGAAGATACATTATCCATCACATCTTCTATTGGTTCAGTATCCGTGGTTGATATGCAAGTTGGATTAACAGGTCTATCAACAACATCCGCTGTTGGTTCTGTATCTGTTAATGACATGACTATCGGTCTAACAGGTCAAGAGGCAACTTTAAGTCAAGGAACAGCAAAAGCACCGAACGAGACAGCAATTCTCTCTGGCTTATCAATCACATCAGAACAGGGAACTGCATCAGGTATATCTTCGCAGGAAGCAGAATTAACAGGGTTATCTTTCAGCGCTAGTATTGGTAGTGTTACGATACCAAATGATGTGGTTCAGCCATCTGGATTAGAGGCTACATTTTCTCAAGGAACTATTATAGGATTAGGTGGAGCTTTGGCTCAACCATCAAGTCTTAGCATGACATCTAGCGTTGGCTCTCTGACAGTGGAAGAGGGTCTAGGATTAACTGGTCAATCATTTAATGCTAATGTTGGATCCGTATCATTAACTGATATTACCATTGGATTAGATGGTTTCTCAATAACATCTAGTGTGGGAGCTGTAGATATCTTCGCATATGGTGATGTTGACACTGGTTCAAATACGTCATATAGTAATGTTTCGACAGGTTCGAATGATACATATTCGGATGTTGCAACTGGATCAAATACAAGTTATAGTGACGCTGCATAGGAGATAATTTATGGCATCAACATTTACACCTTTAGGGGTAGAACTTCAAGCAACTGGTGAAAACGCCGGTACATGGGGAACAAAGACTAATACAAATTTACAAATTTTAGAACAAATATCTGGTGGATTTACAGAACAATCAATAGCAGGTGGTGCACAAACTACAGCTTTATCTGTTTCAGATGGATCAACTGGTGCAACTTTATCTCACAGAATGATCGAGTTTACTGGCACAATAACTGGTAATCAGATTGTAACAATACCTTTAGATGTTCAAACTTTTTATTTTTTAAGAAACTCAACTTCAGGAGCTTATACAGTACAATTTAAATATGTGTCTGGCTCAGGGGCAAGTGTTACTTTTTCTGCTACAGACAAAGGAGATAAAGTAGTTTTTGCAAGTGCGAGTGATGGAACTAATCCTATCATCAAAGAGATATCTTTAGGTTTAAGTAGTATAGTTTCTGATACATCACCTCAATTAGGAGGAGATCTTGATACAAATTCACACAATATATTAATTGATGATGCACATTTTATTGGTGACGAAAATGGAAATGAACAGATTATATTTCAAACTACAGCCTCTGCAGTAAACCAAATAGATGTAACAAATGCTGCAACAGGAAATAACCCTTCAATAAAAGCCACAGGTGGTGACTCAAATGTAGATCTAGTCCTTGGTCCAAAAGGAACAGGTAATATAGAGATTTTAGGAGGCACAAACCCTGGTACAATTCAACTTAATTGTGAGTCTAATTCTCACGGAATTCAACTACAATCACCTCCACACAGCGCTTCACAGAGCTACACTCTTAAATTTCCTACGGGAAATGTTACAGCAGGCACATTTTTAAAAGTAGAGAGTGTGTCAGGTTCTGGAACCACAGGAGTTGGACAATTGTCTTTTGCTGAAAGTAGTGGTATATCAACAGGAAAAGCCATTGCAATGGCGTTAGTTTTCGGATAAAAGGAGTAGATTATGACAATACCTAATATAGTAAACGTAGCAACAATTCACGCAGAATCCGTAGTAGGTGATTTAGGAACCACTTTAACAACAACTTTACTAACTGGTGAATCAGAACATGTTTATAAAATAAATGTGTTTAGAGTTACAAATGTAACTGACAATGATGCAACAGTAACAGCTGATTTAGAAAAAGCTGGAACACACAAAAAAATAGCAAATGAATTAACTGTTCCTGCTAACTCATCTGTAGACATCATAGACAAAACCAATTCTTTCTACTTAGAGGAAACAGATCTAATCAGAGGTGGTGCTTCAGCAGCCTCTACAATAGAATTTGTATTTTCATACGAAGCGCTAGCAGATTAGGAGGACTAACCCATGGGTGAAAGTTATCCTAGACGAGACCAAGCCAGAGGGATTTGGAAGATTAACGACATTACTAAAAATATAAAAGAAGAGGGAACTTATCCTCAAGCTTCTTCACAAAACACAGCAATTTATTCTGGAGGTTCAACTCCAAGTTCCGTGGTTACCATGGATACTTTTCAAATTAATACTGCTGGTAATGCAGTGGATTTTGGTGATTTAGCCGCGGGTATTAGACCTACTGCTAACGCTGGTGATTTTATAAGATGTATTATTTGTGGTGGAGCGGACCCAGATGTAAACACAATACAATATGTTAATTATGCTACTAAAGGAAACACTGCTGATTTTGGAGATGATCAAAATACTACTCAATGGAAAGCTGGTGGAGGAAGTAATGGAGTAAGATCAGTTTGGGGGGGAGGAAATCCAGGGACAAATACTATAAGTTCACTAATAGTTCAAACTTTAGGAAATGCAGTTGACTATGGAGATTTAACAGAATCTAAATATGGAACAGCTTTTGGCACAAATGGAAACAATATTTTTGCTTCATGGTCTGGTGGTTATACTTCATCAAATACAAATAGAATAGAAACTAAAGACATTACTTCTTCGGGTAACACTGAAGATTTTGGAGATTTAACTGTTACCTACAGATATCGTATGGCTGCAAATTCAGCCACTAAAAATTTTATAGCAGGAGGTGAAGGAACTACTGTTATAGATGTATTTACTTTAGGTAGTAAAGGTAATTCAGTTGATTTTGGAGATATAACAGCTGTTAAATCAAAAGGAACCGGTGTTAGTAATGGAGTAACAGGAGTTTATGGAGGAGGAAACACATATCCAGCAGGAGCAGATATAAATGTTATAGAAAGTTTTACTATGAGCACTTTTGGTAACACGTCGGATTTTGGAGATCTAACTCAAGCAAGACAACTTTTATCTTCAAATTCAAATGGTCATGGTGGTCTACAAGAACAATCAAAAAGAGCCCCGGAACTTTATTCACCAACAGGTAAACCTTTAAGATCAGGTGCAGTAGGCGTTGGTGACTTATGGATGTATGCTAGAAATGGAGCACTTGAATTTGGTAGTGTTGCAACTCTAGGTAATGGAGTTGATTTTGGAGACTGCTCACAAGGAACATTAAATTGTTCTTCAAGCACAAGAGGTATTCATGGTAAAGCAAATGTCTCTAGTTCTTTTACAGAGTATGTTGAATATTCTACAAAAGGTAACGCAGCTTTTTTTGGTAATGCAACAGTTGATAGACAATCATGTCAAGGTGGTTCTAATTCAACAAGAGGTATGTTTTTTGGAGGAGAAACTCCTAGTGTAAGTAATGTCATAGATTATATTACAATTGCAACCATAGGGGACTCTACTGATTTTGGAGATCTTACACAAGCGAGAGGTGATGGAGGTACAATGGGTAATTCTACAAGAATGACTTTTGCAATGGGTTATGGTGCACCTGCGTATAGAGATAACATAGATTATGTAACTATCGCTTCAACAGGTAATGCAACAGATTTTGGAGACACAACATTTGCAGGATCAAATTGTTCAAGAGGTCCTAGTGGAAGCACTACGAGAGGAATAATAGGTGGTGGATATAATCCTGGTTTTAGAAATGATATTCAATATATTACAATAGCATCAACAGGTAATGCTACAGACTTTGGAGATTTAACAGTTACTAGAGCACAAGCAGGAGGAGCAGGAAATGGAACTAGAGGATTATTTTTAGCTGGTTATACTCCGTCCAATAGTGATGTCATAGATTATGTAACCGTTGCTTCAACTGGTAATGCAACAGATTTTGGTGATACTATAACAGCAGGAAGTGGTGCGGGTTCTTCAAACTGTCATGCTGGACTTACGTAAGATTCTATAGTATAAAACCCACAACATGATCATATACATGCTAAATTATAAAGGAGAAAAATATGTCATCTAAAGATCTAGTAATACAGAAACTATCAAATTCACCACTGGTCAAGAAAGAGTATAAACAGATGTTAACCAACATCAATGCAACATTACCAGCAATAAAACAATCAAGCTCAAACTTCTACAAATCACACTCACAGTTTATGGGTGTCATGTTAGATGTCACAGCAATCACACCTATCAGATCGGTTAAACACACATTGGCTGAACTGGATAAAACCAGAATGGCCCTGGAAGAGGCACAGCTTAAAATGATGAAGAAGGATATAGAACTTCGTCAAAAAGAAAAAAAGATGGCTGATGGGGATTATAAGGACGAGTTAGAGAGAGAACTACTTGATACAGAGATCCTAGAGATCAAGGTAAACATGAATAACATACAGAATTCAGTATCTGGAGCTATCAGGAAGATGAACTTCTTTACTAATCAATACAAGAGTATCTTGAAGAAGTTAGGTAAAGATGATATCACAGAGGAAGAGTACGAAAAAGAGGAGTCTAGATATCATGTGATGACTTGCATGAAACAGGCTCTGAATGCTGCCCGTGCTAGAGGTGGAGTTATTGACGAAGGAAACTTGATTTATCTCTTTGATATGGGTATAAATAGTGCACAGGCACAAGCTGAAATCTACGCTTATTTAGAGATGGAAAATAAGTTAATGAAAGAAGGCAAGGCGCCTACTCACGAAATGACCATGGTATGGTTAGAAGCGTGCGCTGATAAATTCTCTGGTGATGCAGAAAAATTTGCAGAGCGAAGAGGATTCAAGCTATACGATGAAGAGTCGCTCAATACTAAACTTTTAGATAATAAGGAGAAACCAAATGGCAAACAAGATAGTTAAATACAAACTTACGGATGCAGGTACAATTCCAACATGGATAGATGATGGTGGATATTATCCTGACACTGAAGAAGTTATGATCGGTGCAACGGTTGATGGTTCAAGTGAAGTAGGACTTGGTGAACTTGCAAGTGAAGCGGATGTAAAAACATATTTAGATAGTTATACATCTTCTTGGACTCAAGATGATCCTAGTGATCCAAATGCAACTGTACCATTCGATCAAGCAGCTGCAGCCACATACGTCTGGTCTAAAAAGATAGGTTAGTAAATGGCTAACTACCCGCAACTCGATAACGCATCAGGCGTTTGGAACCTGCGTGAAGTCTATGACGCGGTAATGGGTGGGTATTGGCCGAATGCAAATTCAATAGCTTTTGTTTCAGGTGTTAGTTCTCCTTATGCACAAGACACTGTGGATAAAATCACTATTTCAACAACAGGTAATGGAACTGCCTTTGGAGATCTATCAGTTGGAAGAAATCAATTAGGAGCTGCCGCATCTATAATTAGAGGACTATTTTTTGGAGGATATACGCCTTCTACTTCAAACGTAATTGATTATGCAACTTTTACTACAACAGGAAATCTTGCAGACTTTGGTAATTTAACAACTGCTAGAAGACTTACTGCATCTGCTAGTAATTCAACAAGAGCGGTAACTATGGGAGGAGCAACTCCAAGTGGTTCTAATGTTGTTGATTATGTAACAATAAATTCTACCGGTAACGCAACAGATTTTGGCGATACAACTAGTGCAAGATTTGTTAATGGTTCAGGTTCGTCTCCAACGAGAGCATTTAACGCTGGTGGTGGAACACCTTCAGCTAGTAACGTAATAGATTTTTTAACTTTTTCTACAACAGGAAATATGACAGACTTTGGTGATCTTCAACAAACTAATGATGGTGCTCCTCAAGGTGCATGTAGTTCTACAAGAGGGGTATTTTGTGGTGGTACACCAGCTACATTAACAATGCTTCAGTTTATAACAATGGCATCACAAGGTAATTCTATCGACTATGGAGACCTAACAGATGGCAGACAAAATGGTGGAGCAACTTCTAATTCTGTTAGAGGTTTATATTTATCAGGATATAAATCACCATCAACTCAAACTAATATTGATTTTTGGACAATAGCAAATGGCGGTACAGCAGCAGATTTTGGAGATACAACTAGAGCGTATTATTATGCAGCTGCAACTTCAAGCTCACACGGCGGACTAAACGACGGGTATCAAGGAACAAGACCATTACCATTTAATGAAGCTGGTGGGGATAGAGGTATAGTAGTATGTAGTAATGTAAGTGGAACTGGAGATTCTAGAATAGGTCACATTTCAATATCATCTACAGGTAATGAACAAGATTTTGGGTTAAACAACTCTGCTTTAGCTTTAGCAACAGCAACAGGTTCTAATTCAAGTAAAACAAGATTATTAATAGCAGGAGGTTTATCTCCAAGTTCACCTAATCCACAAATAAAATCTATTTCTTATATAGAAATAAAAACAAAAGGAAATTCAGCTAGTTTTGGAGATTTAATAGGATCAACAAACTCTGCCACACAATGTTCTAATAATACCAGAGGTCTTGTAGGTGGCGGTCAATCTCCATCTATATTAAATAATATTGTTTATAATACGATAGCTTCACTTGGAGACTCTGCTGATTTTGGAGATCTAACTCAAGCTAGAAATGATCCTAGTTCCACTAGTTCAAACACAAGAGCGGTATTTGCAGGTGGCAGAACACCTACTGAACAAAACACAATTGATTTCGTAACTTTTTCTACAACAGGTAATGCTACAGACTTTGGAGATTTGACTGATGATAGAAGATCTTTTCCAGGAGTAAGTTCGGGTACAAGAGGTGTGTTTGGAGGAGGATATGATGCACCTTCATTTGTAAATGTAATGGATTACATAACTATAGCATCAACAGGAAACGCTACTGATTTTGGTGATTTAACTGTTTCACGAGCGAGATTTGGTGCCATGTCAAATTCAACAAGAGGTGTATTTGCTGGCGGAGATAATCCTACTTATCAAAATGTTATGGATTATATAACTATTGCCTCAACTGGCGATGCAACAGATTTTGGAGACTTAATAACTGCGGCTAGAACTTTTTCTTCAGGTTCTAATGGACATGGAGGGTTAGTAGGTGGCTAGATCAACAGAATTTACATATCTTGTAACAGTGGTTAATCCTGGTTCAGGAAACAAATACTATATGAATGGTATTTTACAACAATACATAACTTTATTTCCAGGATGCACTTATGAATTTGATCAATCAGATGGCACGAACAGCACACATAATCTAGCGTTCGCAACCTTGCCCGACGCAGCTAGTTCATCACAATACACCACGGGAGTTACAACAAGTGGCACACCAGGAAACTCAGGTGCTTATGCTAAAATAGAAGTCACAACATCCACACCATATAGATTATATTTCTATTGCACCAATCACTCAGGAATGGGTAACGAGATTACAGTTCAACAAGCAGGTGGAAATACACGAGCTTATTACACAGGTGCTTATCCATCTTTTTCAGCTCAGATAGGAATGACAGACATGGCATCGAGTGGAAGTTTTTTTGATTTTGGAGATATGAGTGAAGCTAGATATGCTGTTGGTGCATTTGGAAATACTATTAGAGGCTGTCTATTTGGTGGTTCACCTGATGGCGGAACAACAGTAAGAAATACAATAGATCAATTTTTTCCATTATCAGCAGGGAACACTTCAGATTTTGGAGATTTAACTGCAGGGGCTAACTATCCAGTAGGAGCATCAAATGATACAAGAGGTATAAGATTTTGTGGTTATTCAGGAGGTTATTTAAATGTTATAGATTATGTGACTTTAGCTGTACAAGGTAATGCAACAGACTTTGGAGATGCAAGTGCACAAAAAAATAGTTTAGCTGGTGCATCATCAACTACAAGAGGAATTATAGGTGGTGGATATCAGCCATCTGGAATTATTAATGTAATAGAATACGTGACTATTTCATCAACAGGTAACACCACAGATTTTGGAGACTTAAGTGCTGCTAAAAGTGGAATTTGTGCTGCCTCCTCATCAACAAGAATGTTATTTGCTGGTGGTAAAACTCCTAGTATGATAAATGTTATGGAGTATGTAACCATGGCTTCCACGGGTGATGTTACAGATTTTGGAGATTTAACTGCTGCTAAGGGTGATCAAAAACTAGCAGCATCAAATAAAACACTGGCTTTATTTGGTGGAGGTAGAACGCCTAGCGCTGTTGCAACCACTAATAGGGTTAATATAGCTTCAACAGGAGATGGAGCGAGTTATGGTGACATTCTTACTGCTGGAGGATACAATCAAAGTTCTAGTTCTACAGGTCATGGAGGTTTAGCATAATGTCTAATTCAGGAAAAATTTGGGATACTAGAGAAGCTTATAAAAAACAAAGAGCCAACCAATGGATTGAACCAGGTAATGTTGGTTTATATGGTGGTGATAATTCTATATTAAATACAGTGGATCAAATTAATATTTCTACTAATGCTAATGCAACAGACTTTGGAGATTTAACTGAAGCAATTAAAAAAGGTGCAGCAGCAGGTGCACTAACTAGAACAGTAAGATGTGGTGGTAATACACCTAGTGATACAAATACCATGGACTTTGCTAATCCATTTAATGCAGGTAACTTTGTTAATTTTGGAGATTTAGGAAGAACTGGTCAAACAACAAATAATGCTCATTCTAATAATGTAAGAGGTATCGCAGGAGCGCAAGCATCTTCAAATGATACACTAGACGTTTTTACAATTGCATCACAAGGTAACTCTGCAGCTTTTGGTGATGTTACGCAAACTGATTTAACATGGTCATGCGGTGGTGGAAATAATACAAGATATTTTTCTGCAGGACGATATCCAGCTAGTAATATTATTTGTGTAAAATCAATTGCCAACGATGCAAATTGTGTTGACTTTGGAGATTTATCTGCGAGTAAATGGGGTGTAAGTCAAAACTCAAATCCAACTAGAATATGTTTTTCATCCGGTCAAGAGCCAGGTAAAAGCACAGACATTGAATTTATAACTATTGCAACTGCGGGTAATGCAACTGATTTTGGAGATCTAACAAGAGCAATAGGAGATACTTCTGCTGCTTGTAATTCTATAAGAGGAGTTGTTCAAGGAAGTGATTCTCCTAGCACAGCAGGTTTAGATGTTTTTACACTTGCAACAACGGGAAATGCTACAGATTTTGGTGATACCACGAGAGCTTTTGATCAATGTTTTGGTGTAAGTAATGGTCATGGTGGTATACCACAAACAGATCAATTCCCTCAACGTGCATCAGTAACCTATATGCCTGGATCAGGGAGAGGTTTAGTTCAAGGTGTTGGGGTGCCAGCTAATGTTAATGTTGATCTTGTTAATATTCCCACTGCAGGTAATTCATCAGATTTTGGAGATCTTACTGTCGCTAGAAATTATTCTGCGGGAGCTAGTTCTGTAACAAGAGGTATTTCGGGAGGAGGATCTGATCCATCTGCTATAAATGTAATTGATTATGTTGAAATGGCATCGAGAGGTAATTATGCTGATTTTGGAGATACATCAGTTACAAGAGCTAGATCTGCAGGAAATGTGTGTAGTACGACAAGAGCGTTATTTTCAGGAGGAGATACTCCTACAAAATCAGATGTGATTGATTATATTACTATGGCGTCTGTTGGTAACGCTACAGATTTTGGAAACTTAACAGTAGCAAGATCAGATGCAGCTGGAGGTTTATCTAGTTCAGTGAGAGGAGTCGTAGGAGGAGGTGCAACTCCAAGCACCACAGAATCAAACATAATCGATTACGTAACGATTGCCTCAACAGGAAACTCTACAGATTTTGGTGATCTGTCTGCTGGTAGAACTTATTTAAATGGAATATCTTCTTCTACAAGAGGAGTATTTGGTTCAGGAATAACTACACCATCTTCTCCTTACGGAGGGGCAATACTTGATTATGTAACAATATCGTCTACGGGTAACGCTACAGATTTTGGTGATCCTAGTCAAAATAGATATGGCGCTGCAGGAATGAGTAATTCAATTAGAGGTGTATTTGCAGGAGGTAGACTAGCTCCAAACAATTATAACACCATAGATTTTATAACAATTGCTTCAGTAGGAAATGCTGCAGACTTTGGAGATTTATCAAATACAGGTGAATGTTTAGTAGCAGCATCTGATAATCATGGTGGTTTACAAACATAATAAAATAGTGTAGTATCCTACAAAATGAAAGAAGAATTATTACAGTTGTTTCCTATACCTTTATTAATCGTGCCTTACGAAGAATCAATTGATAAAGAACTAGCATATTTGAAAACTATTAGTTATCGTGAGCAACAACAAAACGGTAATTATAGATCTGATGATTCGTACCTGTTACGTAAAGAAGAATTAAAAAACATAAAAAACTTTTTGGGTGAGGCTGTAGATAAATTTACCAAGAACGTTTTAAACTCAAAACAAAGATTGGTGATTACTCAGTGTTGGGCTAACAGAAACCCAAAAGGGTCTAAGCACCATGAACACGTGCATCCAAATAGTATCATATCTGGCGTTATGTATTTTCAAATAAATGAGAAATTACCACCCATACAGTTTGCAAAAACAAATCAAGATGCGATAAAACTAGACCCAGAAAAATACAATCATGTAAACTCTGAGTCTTTTTTACTACCTTGCAAACCGGGTGAATTAATATTATTTCCATCATCACTAAGACATAGCGTGCCAATTAATCAAGGTGATGAGGACAGAATCAGTATGTCATTTAATACTTTTAGTATAGATGCATTGGGATCAGAACAAGCTTTAACACATTTAGATATAAGGAGGATGATGAATGAGCACAATTAAAGACTACATAATGGTGGTTAACGCTATACCAAAAGAGGTATGTGAGACATTAATAGATGAATGCAATAATGGCATTTGGCAAAAGCATAAATGGAATAACTATGCTTCGGGAACTTTTGAATCAGAACCCACAAAGGAGTTAGATGTCATGCCCTGCACCAAGGAGCAACAGGCAAAAATAACGCCCTACTTAGTTAAAGCATTAGGTGAGTATCAGGAAAAGAACAGCACGCCGGGAGAGAAGACTCAGGGACCATGGCTCACTAAATTTAGTCCCATACGTTTTAACAGGTATCAGGTTGGCACTATGATGAGAGAACATTACGATCATATACACAGTATATTTGATGGTCAGATGAAAGGTGTGCCTTTGGTATCCATCGTGGCTAATCTAAATGAGGACTATGAGGGCTCTGAATTCTATTGCAGAGGAGAGAAAATTGAGTTAAAAAGGCACCCGTTACTCCTTTGTAAGCTGGGCCTTTTAATATATAATGAGGTCATATGTTACAAAAGATAGGTTTTCTTCCTGGTATCAACAAACAAATTACAGCCACAGGCGCTGAAGGTCAGTGGACAGACTGTGATAATGTCCGTTTTCGTTATGGGACTCCCGAAAAAATAGGAGGTTGGAAACAATTAGGAGATGATAATTTAACAGGTGCAGGAAGAGGTCTTCACCACTTTGTAAATACTTTAGGTAGAAAGTACGCTATCATAGGCACAAATAGAATTCTATATGCATTTTCAGGTGGTGTATATTATGATATACATCCCATTAAATCTACGACAACGCTCACAAGTGCTTTTAGCACGACCAACGGATCACCAACAGTTACCATAACTTTTAGTGGTGCCCACAGTATTAGTGCTGGAGATATAATATTATTAGATAATTTTTCATCCATAACAAACTCTAATTTTGCATCTGCAGATTTTGATGATAAAAAATTTATGGTAACAACTGTGCCTACAAACACAACCATCACCGTTACAATGCCAGGTAATGAGTCTGGATCAGGTGCAACTACATCCGGTGGTATAAGAGTACAACACTATTATCCAGTGGGGCCCGCTGTACAAGCAAAAGGTTTTGGTTGGTCACTAGGATCATGGGGTGGTGAGGTATCAGGTGAACCTGCTACAACTTTACAAAACGGTATCAATAGCTCTGTGACTTCAGGAATAATATTAGCAGACTCATCACAATTTCCAACAGCAGGTACAAATTTTATAATTATAGAAAGTGAGGAAATATCTTACACAGGTATTTCGGCAACAGGGGAACTAACAGGTGTTACGAGAGGTGTTGCGGGAACAACAGCAGCTGCTCATAGTGCAGGTGTTACCATAACTAGTTCTACTAATTTTGTGGCATGGGGTGAAGCTGCATCAGGAGACTTAGTTCTTGAACCAGGAATGTGGTCATTAGATAATTTTGGTGATAAGGCTATTTGTTTAATTCACGATGGTGCTGTTTTCTCTTGGGATTCTAGTTTGTCAAATGCGACAGATACAAGAGCAACAATTATCACAGGAGCACCAACCGCATCAAGACATATGTTAGTATCCACACCAGATAGACACTTAGTTTTTTTTGGAACAGAGACAACCATAGGTGATACTAGCACACAAGATGATATGTTTATTAGATTCTCTGATCAGGAAGATATTAATACTTATACACCAACAGCAACTAATACGGCGGGCACACAGAGATTAGCCGATGGATCACAGATTAGAGGGGCCATTCGTGGTAGAGATGCGATCTACGTTTGGACAGACACAGCTTTATTTACACAACGTTTTATTGGTCCGCCATTTACATTTGGTTTTTCTCAAGTTGGAACCAACTGTGGATTAGCTGGACAAAATGCATGTGTAGAGGTAGATGGTTCTGCATACTGGATGTCAGAGAATGGTTTTTTTAGATATGCTGGTAAATTAGAGTCTTTACCTTGTTTAGTAGAAGATCATGTATTTGACGATATTAATTTAGAATCAGGTAATCAAATGGTGTCTGCTGGATTAAATAATCTTTTTGGTGAAGTTATGTGGTTCTATCCAACTTCCTCATCATCTGTCGTAAATAGAATGGTTGCATATAATTATTTTGACTCTACCCCACAAAGACCTGTATGGACAGTGGGGACATTAGCTAGGACAATGTGGCAAGATTCTGCTGTATTTGGTAACCCCCACGCAACAGAATATGATGCAGCCAATGATAGCTCCTTTGATGTTGTTGGAAATACAGAAGGTAGAACAACATACTATCAACATGAGACGGGAACAGATCAGATTAGAGGTGGAGCAACAACTGCGATAGTCGCAAGCATTGAGTCTGGAGATTTTGATATAACACAACAGCAACAGGGTGTTGCTAGTATTAGGGGAGATGGTGAGTTTATTATGAAGATAAGAAGATTTGTGCCAGACTTTATCTCTCAAACAGGTAACACTCAAGTTACCTTAAATTTAAGGAATTTTTCTAATGATTCTCAATCAAGTTCCTCATTAGGACCCTTT